GGCCAGGACGATCTCCGCGGAGAGGGGGGCGGTCGGAATGGGCCCAAGCGGCATGCTCGGGGGGGCAGCCGGCAGTCTTGCGCGCGGCGTTGGAAGCATGATGTTCGGCGCGGGAAGAGTTGTCGGATCCGCCATGCTAAATGGAGCTGATTCTTTCGCTCGTGGAGCGTTTCGTGCCGGCAAGGCAGGAGGTAAGGCGGCAGCGAGAGCCGGGAATAAAGCGATGAACGGCGCCGATTTTATGGCCAATGATATTGTCGAAGGAATGAACAGAGAAAATCGCGGTATCAACATGGTCGGAAATGCGATCAGTGTCGCTTCTCGCCTTGCAGGGAAAATGGGGCGCTACGAGCACGAGCTTTACGAAAAGAATCCCATGACAGGAGAACTCGTACATCATTCCGGCGGACTAAAATTTACGAAGCTTGGGATGGGAACTCTTCTTGGCGCTGGTGCGCTGTCCGGCATGCGCGATGCCCACGATACTTATCTCAATAATCGCGTCGGACAAATTGATCCGCAGAAATATACGGCGACCCCCGACATGAAAAAAGAAGAATACAGCATGCCGGTAGACAACGGCGGAGCGACAGGCGACCTCGTATTCGCTCTGCATCAAAATCGGCACGGTTAAAAATTTAAGGGAGTGACGTTATGCTGAAGGCTGTTGCGAAGGCGCTATGGGAGAATAAAATCAATGCCGGATTTGGTGTGTGGGCCGGCGTCAGCACCTACCAAGAAGACCGGGAGTCCGGCGTTGGAACAATCGGATCGATTGCTCATGCCGGACTTGAGGCAGCACTCCCCTTTGTCAGCATGCCGGCGTTTATCGGATACGAGCTAGTAACGGGGGCACCCAAAAGCGCGCTCGAAGCATACGACGCTGCAAACCAATGGCGAAGACAGATGGGGCGTGACTACGCAAATCATGCTTTTGCTGCGGCAAAATTTAATGATACCGATCAGACGTTTACGATGCGCGAGCGCGGCATGGCACTTGCCCAGCGAAGCCGCTACAATATGCAGCAGGCAATGCTTGGCAATGAAGCAAAATACATGATGAAGTGAGGGATTTCTATTGGGCAAAGTGAAATCTGCCGCAAACAAGCTTTCCGATGCTCTAAGGACGCAGAAAACCGTCCCTGGGAGAGTAGTTTCCAGCAGCGCCGGAAGAAAACCGGCTCAGACAGCGTTGGATGGCGGCTTCTATGACACGATATCCAAGATCGATGCAAAAGAGCGTACCGGGTATTTCATGAAAGAGCGGCTTACCGCCGACATGAAAAACTTTGAAACGCGGATGGGTGCCGCAAAAACGGACAAGGATTTTGCCGACATCGCAAACGACTACGGGTTTGAACATAAAAAAGGAATGACGCAGGATCAGATGTATCATGCGGCGCACAACTCCTTAAAAGATCAAATCAAAGACGGGCCGAGCGCCGGAGACTATTTTAATGCGTATCACGGTCCGGGGATTACGATGGCCGGCGTCACTGGCTCCGCGCTCTACGGAATATTTGGCTCTAAAGGGAAGCTGTCGAACCGGGAGCTTTACAGTGATCCGTTTGCATGACAAAAACAGAAAAAGGATGAATCGCCTATGGCACAAATGTCGCCGGTAGAACTGGCGAAGTTAAAAAAGATTATGTCCGACCCGGTAATCTGGGCACGGGCATTTCTTGTCTCAAATGATGCAGCAACAAAAAGATACGGCCCGTGGGAAGCGCGCGATTATCAGGCAGAAATGCTGCGCGATCGTTCTCTTAAAAAAGTGTATCGCTGTGGCAGACGCTGTCTCCCCGGATGGGTAAAAATTCCGGATCCCATCTACGAAAAAGATTTTACCGTAAAAGAACTGTTTGAACGCGGCGTCGCGAATGTCTATTGCTGCGACGATACCTTCACGATACGGATGCAGGTAAATTGCCCCGTATCATACAATGGGAAAAAACAAATTTTTCATCTAGTAACGGAAGACGGACGAGAGATCGATGCGACGGCAAACCACCCGTTTTTAACGCCGATTGGATGGAAAGAGCTAAAAGATCTTTCGGAAGATACGTTAATTGCCGTCCCCGTCCAAAACAAGTTCGGAGAAACTGTCTTATGGCGGCGCGTAAAAAAAATCTCGCCAATGGGCATGGCAGATACATACGATCTTTATGTTCCGGATTACCATAATTTTGTAGCAAACGGCATAATCACCCACAATACCGGAAAATCCGAGACGATGGTTGTAGAGGCATTGTGGAGAGCATGCACAAATAAGCAGTTCCGCGTGCTCTGTGTTACTCCATACGAAAACCAGGTAAATCTTCTGTTTATGCGCATGCGTGAGCTGATCCATGATTCGCCGCTTGTTAAAAACCAGGTTGTCCGCATGAAAAACTCTCCGTACATGATCGAGTTCTCCAATGGATCTTCGATTATGGGATTTACGACGGGAGCGAGTTCTGGCAGCGGCGCGGCGAGCGTTAGAGGTCAAAAGGCAGATCTTATTCTCCTCGACGAGCTCGATTATATGGGTGAAAATGACTACTCGACAGTTGCTATGATCGCCGGAGAGCGTCCGGATATCGGCATGGTTTGCTCCTCTACCCCAACTGGTAAACGCGGCACATTCTATCGGATGTGCAAGGATCCGTCATTTGGGTATACCGAACACTTCCATCCGTCAATGCACAATCCGAATTGGAACAAGCAGATGGAGGATGAGTTCCGCGCACAGCTTACAGCATCCCAATACGAGCACGAAGTATTGGCGGAGTTCGGCACCGAAGAATCCGGCGTATTCGACAAAGACATGATCGACGCCGCCATACGCAAAGAGTTCTATATTTACAATCCATTGACGGAAATGCAGAAAAGAAATCTTTCTGAAGGTTTTTCACCGACCGAATACATTTACGACGAAAGCAATTCGGCGCCATATAATCCATTTAGATGTATTGGGATCGACTGGGATGCTTATCAAGCAGGCTCTTCCCTGCTTGTTCTGGACTTTGACACAAAAAGAAATTCGTTTAAGGTAATAAAAACGGTAGAAGTGCCGCGCGGAGAGTATACGCTTGACAGCGCGGTCAACTGGGTCGTTCGTTTGAATAAAATCTATCGCCCGTCATGGATATTCTGTGACAGGGGCTACGGGGATTATCAGCTCGAGCGGCTGCATATTTATGGCGAAGAACACCCATCGTCGGGACTAAAAAATAAAGTGATTGGCTACCAATTTAAGCAATCTCTCGATATTATCGATCCCGTGACAAAAGAGACCAGAAGAGAACCAGTAAAACAGTTTATGGTCAACCAACTCAAGCTCACGTTTGAACGCGACCGTATGATCCTCTGTCCATTCGATGAGCTCATGCATAAGCAGCTTATCGACTATCAAGTAGATCATATCTCTTCAACCGGGATGCCGGTTTACACAAGTGTTAATGAGCATTTTGTCGATGCATTGGGGCTTGCCCACTTAGCGTTTGTACTGAAATTTCCAGAGCTTACGCAGGCAATCAAGCCAGTGGAAAATACGACAATGATCGGACACTCCCGCGTCGACATTATCAATCGCGACGCGAATATTGCGCTAAACGGGCTTTCTTCGACGGTGAACCCCTGGGGAAATCGCCCGGAGCTAAAGCAGATCGGAAAAGCCCCCGGAGAGCGTCGCGGAGATTATCAGCAGTGGGTAAAAGTCCCCTTAAAGGGGGCGCCGACAAGATCCGGAGGAACCTGGGGCAGACGCTCCGGCAACTTTTCGGGGCGAAGTATGTGGTAATACCGGATGCCACCCCATCCGTTATTATAGAGTAGCAGGGCCCGGATTCCCCTCCCCACCGGCCCTGCTATTTTTTATTGTTTGAGGTGAGCAGACAAATATGGACAAAGAAAAAAACAATTTACTGCATCGCCCTGCGCTCTCTCCGGAAAAACATTATGACTCTGACGCTGATTTTAAAAGATCCGTTGCCTCTATCCCAAACCTTCCAACGGACGAGACGACGGTGGATGATGAGCCGGAGCGAATCCGCGAAGAGCTTGAAGAGGTTTATGAACTAATCGAACAAGCCCTGCCCGAACCGATAAAGTTTATTGGAGAGACCGTAAAAAAGCTGATCGATCGCTCTAAGATCGTATGGAAAGACGGAAAAATTCCCGTTCACAAACCAAAAGAATATATTCCCCCTGTCGATACGCAAAAGAAAGACGATAGCGTTATCCGATACGTCCCAAAAGAGAGTGGTCTATCACTTAAAGGGCTTCCGGAGCTGTTTCCGGATCCTTTATCGATCAACATAAAACTCGAGGTTCCGCGCACGCTCGTTCAAATTATTCAGGATGATTACGCCCGCGATCAAATTCAGCTGAATCGTTATTATCTCCAGCAGCTTCAGCTTGTTATGCAAAAGTATTTTCAGCAGATGTTGATGGCGATGGCAGATTGCGGGCTGTCGGATATCAATGACCTGACAGAGGAATTTGACGGAAGCTATGTCAAGATTCCGACGGGACAAAGTCTCGAACATCTGCGGGACGGCATCGTGAAAATGCAGATCCTGCGCAACCAAAAAACCCGCCTCTTTCGTAAGACGCATTCGGTGGACAATACACTGATACACCTTCGTTCGTGGCACGCAGCAGAGCAGCAGCGGGAGCGGTATTACAAGGAGAAATACCGAGACAGCGGGACATATACGGAGTCGCACAGCAATGCTCTATTAAGAGAGGCTCGCTCTTCTTATGACAAGGCGTATGCCTCTTCTCTGTACGACATGTATAAATACATGAACTCGTCAGTTATTCTGATGAACGACATTCTGGAAATAACCATCAAAGAAGCGCAGGCAAAAGCAATGCTTTTAAAGTCCGGCGTAAATATCTTTGATCGCCCCCCGCTTGAACTTGGCGCGGAGGCCGGCGGTGTTGCCGGAAACAGCGGACAAGCCGGAGACGGAAAAGGGTCTGGGTTCGATGAGGCAGCTGTAGCAGAGAAAGGAACAGATTCCGGCGCGAAGAAAAATGACTCCGCTTTCACGGATAAGGAATCGGCGGAAGAGCATAGCTCTGCGGCGCCTGCTGGTATTTTCGGCGATATCGAAAAACGCATTATGACAGGTGTCGGCGAAGGATTTGGCGGCGCGATCGCTGGAGCTGCTACGACAAATTATCTTGAAAAACTTGATCACAAGAGTGCAAAAATCGGCGGTTTGCGCATAACAAAAAATGGTATCAGCTACGGCGACATCAGTTATGACGGAAAAGCAGTCACTTACAAAAGAGTCTTGCGGGACGGATTAAAAGATACGATCAGCAGCAGTATGTCTGGCCCGAATGCCGAGGTTTTTGAGATGATTATGAAAAAGTCGCATGAAACGACAAATTCACCAGAAGCAAAAGAACGCGTAAAAAGAGCCGAGGAAGTCAAGAAACAGATGCAGGTTTTGCGCGCAGAAAGAGGAACCCTTGAGCGCGCAAAAGCAGATGACTATACCGCGAACAAGCGCCGCATGGAGATTGACGAAGAACTTGCGCGGCTCACCGTCGCCTACAATAATGCAGGAAAAGCCTAATCGGCGGCAAGGAGGAAAAGATGAACCCAATTCAGACGGTACGAAATGGGTTTGCCGGATTATTTGGCGCAAAAAGATCCGCCGGGTTTTCGATCAATGAAGCTGGCGGATCCGGCGGGCAAATAACAAATGCAAATATAAAAAACTTTATCGTAAAAGCAGTCGGCAACGTCGATGATGCGCTGACGCAGGACTTTAATGCGCCGGAGGTAAATCTCAGCGAGATACGGAATGCGATTGCGGCGGATTCATATATTAAACTTGCCGTAACAAAGTATTCCCAGCTTATTTTAAAAGCTGGCTACCACATCGTCGGAGACAATGATTCTGCTGCAGAATATGTGCAGAATCGATTCAACATGATGTCTTTTATGACAGGAACCCCGATCGATGTTGTATTTCAAGAGGTTGCCGACGATCTTGTCTCCTTTTCAAATGCCTTCTTGATTAAAAGCAGGACGGAAATGAGCAATATCGGCGGGCTGCAGGCAAAGGGCGTATTGAGTCAGCAGCCGGTCGGCGGATACTTTCGCGTAGATCCGACAACGATGCAGATCAAGGTTGACAAAAACGGGACGATCAAAAATTACCAGCAAGAGATTGGCAATAACAAAAAGACATATAAGCCTGAAGATGTTGTCCATTTCTTTATTGACCGTCAGGGCGGAAAACTCTTCGGAACACCGCGCCTTGAAGCGGCACTTGAAGATGTTAAGATGCTGCGCAAAATCGAGGGCAATGTTCTGAAGCTCATCTATCGCTACTCTGCTCCGCTGATGCAGATGAAGATCGGTCTTCCAGAGGCCGGATTTATGGCAACGGAAAAGGAGATCAAGGACGCACAGCAAGAAGTCGAAAGACTTACCGACGACGGCATGATCATCACAAACGAAAGAACGGCATTTAATGCGATCGGAGCAGAGGGAGAGGCACTTGACGCGTCGAAATATCTCGCCTACTTTGAGGCGCGTGTTTTTTCCGCTCTTTCTCTTTCTTCGGCGATGGCCGGACGCGGCGGCGCAAAACATGATGCAGATTCAATGGAAGAGCAAGTGCATGACGCCGTAAAATATTATCAGCGATCAATGCAGACGTTTATTGAGCGTAAGATCATCGATGAGATATTGCTCGAGGGCGGATTCAACCCGATCGGCGATACAAAAGATAAGGTTTACTTTCAGTTTGAAGAGATTAACCTCGAAACAAAAGTAAAAATGCAGACACATGCGATGAACATGTTTCAGGGGAACGCGATTCCATACGAGGAGATGCGCACACAGCTCGGTCTGCGCAGCGACAACGTGGATGAAACCCGCCTCTATGACAATATGATCAAACAACCCAACGCGCTTGCACTGTTAAAAGCGAAAAATGGCGGGACGCCAGGGCCGGACGCCGAACAGAAAACGAACGGCACGGCAAAAAACACGATCTCCCCCAAAAATCAGCATGGAACATCTAGTGCAAAAATAAAAGAAAGCGCCCATTCTTTTTCCGTAAAAGAGAGCACGACAGAAGAAAATATTGATGATTATCGTAAAAAATTCGGATCTCTTTATAAAAAGTATAAGGCAGCGCGTAATGAAATATGTGAAGATGCCTCGAAGGCTGATCTCGTGCTTCCCGCTGCGCGCGATGCAACGTACAGCAGCTTGGCTAAGTATGCTGCCGCAGAAGCGGAAAAAGGGTATATCGCGGCAATCAAAGAGATTGGAAAAGCGCCGGAAATTAAACCGAAAATCTTTTCTGCCATCCTCGAAACAGATATTAAAAAGTATCTGACCGAAATGTTTAAAGACATTCAGACGAAGTTAAGGAATGCCAAAGATCGACCCGAGAGAGAAAAAGCCTTTAGCTCATCCGAATATCGCCTTCGTTTCTTAGCAGATCATGTTGTCTCGAAGGCCTATTGGTATGCCTATGCAGTAACAGCAAAGGAATGCGGATATAAAAAAATCTACGTCAATTTCAGCAAGGGGTCTGATGACGAAAAAGAGCACAACCGCATTATTCACACGGGGCATTTTGGACTCAGCGACATTCCATCCTTTCACCCCTATTGCAGATGTTCACTAAAGATCTGAGCGGGGGTGAATCATATATGGCGATAACAATCCAGGAATATTGCGGAGGAGATGGGTTCGCCCAGACCGAAAAAGCAGAAGATTGTCGGATGCAGATCGCAGAGGCGGAAGGGAAACAAAGCCTGACAGATACGATCGCACCGGACTCGGTAATGGTTGAGATCGAAGCGATCCATGCTTTCCCTTACGTTACGAGAAACTTTACCAGATACAGCGCAAAATGCCTTAAGGAAAGTATTCCCTCTTGGACACAGCCCTATCGAAAGCCGCTGATCAAGCACCACGATGAGGAAGGCGGAGAACCGATTGGGCGTGTTGTTTCTGTTGAATACGTAAACCGGAGCAAACTGTCCGGCACACCTGCGCTTAAATTTATTGTCAACGTTCCGGATAAGCAAGCAAAAGAAAGCATTATGAACGGTCTTTTATCGACCGTTTCCATTGGATCCACAGTACATCGAGTGACCTGCTCGATCTGCGGACATGAAATTACGAGCGCCGAAGAGGGTTGCCCGGAAGGACATGTGCGCGGATCTATGTATCAAACCGAAAACGGCTGTGAACCTTGTTGCTGGGACATGCAGCAAATTGACGGCAAAGAACTCTCCTACGTTGTTGTTCCGAGCGATATGTACGCAAAAAATATCAGCGTATATCCAGCTCTTCCGGCGCCGTCCGGCGGTACACAAATACAAGAGAGCCTGGATCCTGATATAAAGCAAAAAGGAGAAGACGGTATGGGCAAAGAGAAAGAACAGTCCGAGACGGAAGAGCTTCAGAAAAAGATCGAAGCGCTCGAAAAAGAGACGGCGCAGCTGAAGGAATCCTGCAAGACTGCCGAGGAAAAACTGCTCAGCATAGAAGAGCAGAAGACGCAGCTTGAGGGCAAGATCGAAGCGCTCGAAAAAGAGAAGGCAGATCTTGAAGAGGCCTCCGGCGAAGCAAAAAAGATGCAGGAATCGATGGAAAAAGATCTTGCAGATGCGAAGGCTGAGATGAAAGAGAGCTTTGTCCAGACCTTCCTTGCGATGCGCGAAGCGCTTGGACGAAAGGTGTCTGACGAAAAGTCGATCGGAGAGCGCAGCATTGACTCCCTTAAGGATTCCATCCTTGATATGAAAGAAGCTCTGAGCGCTTCTCGCGTTGAGACAACCGAAAAGGCGGATGCCGAGAGCGCACTGCCGCAGGGCGCCGCCGGATCAGTAAAAAGCCCGGCACTTTCTTCGACAAACATCGATGTCGAAGAGTCCGAAAAGAAGATAAAACATGTTGATTTGAAAGCCGGACTGACGAACATTTTCGGTTCGATCATGTCGGCCCGCTGTTAAGGAGGACTTAATCGAATGGCTCTTTATCCTCGCGACTATACGACAAATGAACGACTCTCGCCCGGCGGCCGTGGCGAGATTTTCCAGGCAAATCTCCCTGGTTATCGTGATGGCGCAGATCGTATCAATCGCACGAATGGTCGTCTGAACACGTCGGAGCATGACGTTCCGAATATCAAGTATTCTATGGACTACCGCCTCCCCTCGCTTTTTAAGTACGGCTTTGGTCATGGATTCAACCAGATCGTCATCCCGAAGGGACGCATCGTAGCGACGGATCCCCACATGGATCTTGTTGATTTTGAGATGCAGAAGCAGACCAATACACTGACGCTTGCCAATGGCGGCGTTCCGGTTCGCCTCCAGGAGGAGACGGATAAGTATCCGACGTTTACGAAGCCTGAGTCTCTTGTTTCTCAGGCTGCGTGGGGCAAGAAGCTTCAGCAGGGCGGGCGCGAGTGGACGCCGGTCGCCGGACTCGACAAAACATACGCAGAAACGTACTATCGTCCGTTTGTCGGCAGTCAGGACATTACGGCAGGAACGCCGATTGATACGGTACTCCCGAACAAGCAGCTCGATGACGCCGGTTTCAAGGTTTCCGCAAAGACGGGCAAGATCGTCGACAAGACGACAGAGACGGCAAAGGACAATGTTCGCTCTGGCAACCACCCGATTGGCATTATCGAGCGCAACGAGTATACGCGCGACGACGATGCGTATAACGGCATGGCTCCCGGGCCCGTTCTTACGGACGCGATGATTGAACTTCCCTGGTTCGCCTACAAGGATCGTGCCGAGCAGAACCCCTGGGGCAGCGCCTACGGTGCGCTCTTCCCGGGCGCACGCCTGAAGTCGGATGAAAACGGCCGCTTCGTTATCTCCCCCCTCTCCTTCCCCGAGGTTGTCGCAACGATGAAGACGGCAGAATACGAGATGGAGCGCCAGCAGGAGATCGGTCAGGTCTACGCGGTGAATCACGAGCTCGTGCCGGAAGGCGCGGCAAAGTGGGCAACGTGGGCGCTGGAAGATCGCCTGAAGAGCGACGAGTTCAATCCTGCGGTCTACGCAAAGACCAATCGTCGTGGCGAAGACGCGGTAAATACATCGCCGTTCAACTCGTCCGGCAAGTACCCCGGATATCCTTTCGAGGAGAACTACCTGAATCACGACCTGCACATGCTCGCTTCGACGGCACGTCTCGATACGTACGATCCGCGCATGAACGCAGAGTATCAGTACAGCGATCTTGGCATCCCGGGTCTCACTGACGGGCATAATGCAGTGCTTACGCAGAAGCCTGACTTTAAGGCCGGTGCGATTTTCTACTGCGGCGACGGTAAGGAGTACGTCGATTGGTTCTTCCGTCTTCCCGATGTCAATGTTGAAGGTCTTGAAATTTCGATCGATGGGGCATCGGCTGTATCTTGCGTTGCCGGCGCATCGCTCAATACGGATGCGTTTGTTGTAAAATACGCAAGCGAACAGCAGGGCATCATCACCATCGGTGTCAAGGACAAGGCAAAGGCAGATACGCTGCTTAAAGGTAAAAAGGACGGCGTCCCCGTGGTCTTCAAGTTCAAGAAGCGCGGCCTCGCCGGCGTTCCCACCTTTATGGATTGGGACGGCGTTGTAGGATCCGTAAAGATTCTGCTGAATAAGTAAGAAGCTGAATTGGGGGTCCCCTCCCCCGCTTCTTTTTTAAGACATAAGGAGGACATGAGATAGATGTTTCGTATGCAGGAAGCGCTCAATAACATTGACAAGCTTCGTACTGCTGCCATCCAGCAGCAGGAAGACTATAAGTCCGGCAAGGAAGGCGCCAAAAAACCGGAAGTTTCCCCGAAGACCTTCGACATGATGGAAAAGATGGTTCTGAACCTCTGCGGGAACTATGAAAAAGGCCGTATGACGGTTAAGGAAGGGCTTGCCTCTACCGACGTTGTCCAGCTGATCCCGAAGGTGATCGAGGGACAGCTGCGCGAAGCGGCAGAGCCGGAATACCTTGCCAGCCGCTTTATGAGTGTTGTCCATGTAGATGGCGGCGCAAGCGTTACCTATGTAATTCCTGTTGTTGGTGAACTTGTCGCAACGGAAGTTACTGAAGGCGGTCGTTACAACGATGACAACGTTGAGTTCAACACGGTCGAAAACGGTCAGCTCGAAATTCGCGTGAAAAAGATCGGCCTCAAGGTAAAGGTTACTGAGGAGGCGATTTCGGATTCTTCGTGGGACATTTTCGGAATCAATCTGCGCAAGATGGGCCGAGCGATGGCACGCTACAAGGAAGAGTGGGCGTTCAACTCATTCTCCGCGCACGGCACCCCCGTTTTTGACAACGACACGCGCGTTCAGATCCCGGAGGCTGGCACGACCGGCCGGGGCGAACCCGGCCGCTCCCCTTCCCTT